AGCTCCGCCTGCTCGCCGCTGTCGGCCGCGTTCGCGAGCACCGCCGCGCCTTTCGGTGGCGCGGCAACCAGCGAGCGCGCCATGGGACTGGCCGGCCGCGCCTCATAGGCGGCAGTCAAGAATGTGACGCGCGAGCCGCTGGACAGCGGTGTGCTGGCATCATCGGTGGCGCACTGGACATACAGCGCGGTCAGCTGCGCGGACTCGGCCGGGTAGGCATGGCCCGCGCCGAGCTGCGCGGCCACGAACGCTTCCGCGCTCTGCTGGATGCGCTCGGCTTGCACCTTGGCTAACTGCTCGCGCAGCGTCGCGTTCTCAGCGGCAACTTTCGCAGCCCGGTCGTCCGCCTCGGCGCGGCTCTGGACGGCTAGGAGCGGCTCAGCCGCCACGAGGGTGCCGATCGCGGTCTCGGCGGCCGGCACAATCCCGGCCTCTTTCGCGCCGCCCCAGAAGCCAGCCCAAAACCCTTTACTGTCAGCCATAGGGGAAACCTCCTTGTGTGCGGCCCTTACGCCGCTGCTACGCGGGAATAGGGGAAACGACGGTCGCGCGCCGGGCAGCGCCGGTAGCGCGTCTGTGGTGAGACGACGAATCGTGCCGTCTTCTGATCCAAGCTGGTCGGCCAGTCCGGCGGCGATCGCCTGCGCGCCGACCAGCAGGCCGCCCTCGACGGAGAGGATCTGCGCGCGGTCGATGCCTCGGTTGCGCGCCACTTTGGCGATAAAGACTTCGGTCATGTCATCGGCCAGTTGCTGGAGCACGGCCCTCCCGGCGTCGGTCGTGACATCGGGCCGCTTCTTGGGTGACTGCGTGCTGACAATATCGATCCGGGTACTCGGTCGCTTGGTCGGATCGGGCACGCCCAGGATCGTGCCGATCGAGCCGACCAGGGCATTGTCATCGACCGTCACGATGTCGGCGGCGCTGGCAATCCAGTAGGCCGCGCTGGCACCGTAGCCCTCGATGTGCGCCACAATTGGCTTCCGCCCGCGCGCGGCGTAGATCGTATCGGCCAACTCGTTAATGCCGGTCGCCTCGCCGCCGGGACTGTCGATCGCGAGCAGCACCGCTGCCACGCTTGGATCGTCCATCGCCAGCGTGAAATCGCGCGCGAGACTCTCGGTCGTGACCCCACCGGACATCTGCGTGAAGAAATCTGCATAGCGGTAGATCGGCCCGTCGATCGGGATGACCGCGATCGGGCCATGCATGACCATCCGCCCGCTATCCTCACGTCGCTGCCCGCCGCGGAGCGCCAGACTCGTCGGGCCGTGCATGCGGCGGGCGATCTCATCCTCGGCCAGCGGATCGCGCGCCGCGATCGAGAGCACCGCCTCCAGCGCCTCGCCGGTGATGCACCAGGGCACGGAGAGCGCCAGGTCGTAGAGTTCGCCGCTCATACCCCACCGCCTTGCTGCTGCCCCGGCCCACCGCCCGGTGGTGGTGGTGGTGGTGGTGGATTCTGCGTTGCTGGCGGCTGCGCGCTCGTCGCCGTCTCACCCGGTGCAATCACGCGTGCGGGGAGGTTCAGCATGCGGTCGATCCCGGCCAGCTGGCTCTCGTGGATATAGGTGCTGCCTTGCAGCTGTGCGACCGCCGTCATGAGCTTGGCGATGTCCTCCGCTTCCGCCTCGCCCAGGCTGACCTTCGGTGTCAGCGGAATAGCGTTGTCACCGTAGTTGTAGCGCACGAGATTGCGCAGCACGTCGCGCCGGAGCATGCGGCACAGCCCGCGCTTGGCCTGGCGCACAATCGTGCCCAGCGCGTCCTGGTGGACGCCGGCCTGCGCGCGGCTGGCGTGCTCGCCTTCCGAGGTGGCGAGCGTCTGCGTGGTGATGGCCTTCGTGATCTCCTGGTTGTACAAACTAAACGCATGCAGGAACGCCTTGCCCTCACCCGTCGAGAAGAGGAGATTAAGCAGACTGCCGTTGGCCAGCGCAATCGCGGTGCTGTTGTGAACGAGCAGGAGTTGCTTCAGCATGGCCTGCACCGGTGACAGGAGATCGCCCGTCTCTGAGTCGACCACCTTGTTCGTGCCGGGCGGCGCAATGCCGACGAGCAGCGGCGTGGCAAACTGCGCCAGATACTTGCGAAAGTCCTCCAGCGCCTGCATCTTCAGCCACCACGGGCTGTAGGCCGGCCGGTAGCCGGATGTCCCGCGCGGGTCGTTGTTCTTCGGGCGGAACGTGGCCACGGCGAACTTCTCGCGGTCGATCACGCGGGCGTCGGCGGGGTCGATCAGCGCGCCCGGCATGACCGCCATGGGCTGACCCAGCTGGCGGCCCATGATGCCGATCGTGCGCATGTAGGCATCGACCACAAAGGCCGTACTTTCGCGCGGCTTGACCACGAGCGATTGCAGCACCGCGCGGCCGGGCAGCGGGCTGGCATCGAAGGGGTGATAGGTGATCTCGGCGATACGGTTGCCGCGCCCAAAGCAGCCCATCATATCCCACAGCACGTCGTCCAGGGATGTCTCGAGATCGTCCAATTGCGGCTCGCAGAACGCGACCAGTTCGACGGCTTGCTGATAGCCGTCCCCATCGCGATCGTCGATCGCCGGCGAGAGCGTCACGCCCTCCTCGACGATCGACGCGCGGAGCAACGTGTCGCTGGCCGCGATCTGACTGTCATCCTCCATGCGGTCGTAGATGTCGTCGCCGAAGTCGCGCGAGACATCGTCGATGGCCCACGGCAGCGCGAGCGCGCGCGACGACTGACCGCGATACCACCAGAATCCACTACCAACCACGTACTCCTGATCGAGCGCGGCCGGGCGGGTTTGATTGTCGGTTGTGGTCTGGTCGGTCATAGAATCGAAAGCGCCAGGGCAACCCGGTAGGGTTATCCTGGCGACAAGCGCACTCGTATACGAATGGCGAACGTTAGCGCGGTTGGTATTGCTTTAGGTCAACGATCTCGGCCTTGCCGTTCCGCTCATACTTCCAGAGATGGAGCGTTGGATGGTAGTAGCCAAGCAGCTTTCCTGACGCACCACGTACCTCGACGAACGGGCCGCGCGGCGGTGCTGGCTGCATTGTAGCACGTTCGTCAAGGTCGTGTCTCATCGCACCCCTCGTGGTCTCCATCCCTGGTGTGGCCGCGTGCCGCCGACTGCCGGCGCTTCCGTGATTGGCTGCGCGACCGATGCCGCGAAGATCGCGAGGCTCATCACCTCATCAGGCGTGTGGGACTCATCCCAGCTACAGCCGACGAGTGCGGCCCGCTCGCGCGCATCCCAGGTTGCCTGGATGTCATCCTGTTCGAACAGGAGCTGCAAGGATTGCAGCGCCTGGAGCTTGCTTCGGGCGCTGGTCACAAACGGATCGGCGTGTACGTTCAGGTTCTCAATTAGCGGATCGCCCACACCGTTTGACTCGATCACGAGCATGCCGGGATAGCGTTCGGCGGCCCACTCGATCCGCTGCTGAATCAGCGGATAGGACACGCGCTCCAGGCGCTCAACGTGCGCGCGCCGGTAGGGCTTTTGCCCGATCTCAAAGGTGTTGATCACCGTTGCATCGTGCCGCCTGCCCACGTCAACCGTGGTCAGCCACTGGCCGGCGGTGGGCAGATCGTAGGGCTGTGCGGCGCGGTCGATGTCATCGATGCGAAATAGGGTGAGGCCGTCTTCGACGAACTGCGCCAACCATTCCTGCTCATAGACCGATCGCGGCACACGCGTTGCAGCCAGCGCAGCGGCCCGTTGGATATTCGGATTCGGATTATCGGATGATGGCGCGCTCACGAAGAGGTGATCACGCATGTCGAGTTTCGCCAGCTGGCACTGGTCGTACCACCAGTTGCGCCCGCGCGGCGTCGATATATTCACCAGGCTGCCATCCCGATCGGCCAGGCACGGCACGATCGCCTCTTCGATCGACTCGGCCTTGATCCGGCTGGCCTCATCGTTAATCACCAGGTCGAAGTCCTCACTCCGGATCGCATCGATATTGTCATCCGAGTACATGCCGAAAAAGCCGCCCCGATGAGTCGTAATCGTGCGCTCCGTTTTACTGACTGACCACAATCGATCGGCAACCATCGGATACGCCACCCGCTCAACCCATCGCCAGAGACTGCGCCCGTTTTTGAATGTCGGCACGACCCACGCGCACTTGCCATGCTGGCGCAGCACATTCATTTCGAGCACGCCGCCTAGGACGGTTTTTCCCCACCTGCGGCCCATCGCACACTCTTTGCGCTTGGCCGGATGCACCGCAATGCGATATTGATCGGCGCGCAGGCGCGGGAGCTCAATCGCTGGCATCGTCAGGCCTCAGCGCGTCAAGGCCCGCGCGATAATCGACCGGCGTGAGCACAATCGGCCCGCCATCCGCGCCCGTATGCTCCGTCCGATCGACGAACAGCTTATGATGCTTGCCCAGCAGCGCTAAGGCGGCCTGCGCGTCGTACAGCTCGATCGAGACCTTGCCTTTGTCGTCGAGGCTATACTTTTTGATCAGATCCAGCTTGCCGCGTCGCCCGGCGTCCAGTAGATCGAGCCGTGCAGTCGCCCGCGTGATGGTTGTCGTGTGCAGAACGCGATCGGTCGGCTGCACGTTGTCTTGACTGGCGAGCCGCAGCATCGCGCCAGCCATGTCTGGCTCGCCATCCTCCGTCGTCGGTATACTGAGGAGCGACCAACTCAGCGTGATCTCTTCCTCGTCGACTCGTAGAAAGTCTGCCATCGAGCTGCGCGCATGGGCGGCCAGCCGCGCCAGCACCTCGTCGGCGCTCATTTTCAGCTCGGCCAGCCGCTCCTGGATCGCGGCCTGAATGTCTACATTTGTAGACAATCGGCTGCCTTGCTTCCGCGCTGAGTGTGCCGAATAGCCAGCGTCAATGGCGGCCTGTGTCCGGTTCCAGCACCGCAGGTAGTGCTCGACAAACGCCTGTTGTTTGGTGGTCAGCGTCATCCGTCGTCCCTACGTCGTCCGCACGCTGATCCGCCCGGTCTCGTCGAGCTGCCGGCCCGCGCTGGTCGTGATGCGAAAGCGCACCTCGGCCGTTGTGCCGTCCGTCCCAGCCGAGAGGCGAGCGATCGTCACAGTGCCGCTGATGTCGCTATCGTCAATCACGGCGTCACCCGCAACCACGGCCGGCGTAAAGGCGGCGATCGTCTCACCCGTCACCAAGCGCCGCCGCCAGTCGAAGCCGAAGTCGTCGATGTCGTCGGGGTCTTTCGGATCAAGAAACACCTGCATCGCTTACTCCGGTAGGACAATGGTGCGCGCGTGAGCCGTCAGGGTCAGCGTGCGGCTTTGCGCGGGCAACACGATGATCTGCACATGGCCTTGGCCGAGCAGTCCACCACTTGCGGCGGGCGCGTGCGGCCACCAACTCGCCCACACCAGCGCGGCGGGCGGATCGTGCGGCGACCCCTGCACCACGAGGCTGGCGAGCAGCGCGCGCGCGATCGGCGTCTGATGCACCGCGCCGACGAATTGCACCGATGCGCTCGGCATGGGCACGGCCGGCACGCGCACGAGCAGCGCCGGCGGAGCACGATCCTCCGCATGGACGACGCCTACCCAGGCCACCACACCGCCCGACAGTGGCGGCGCGGGCCCACCGACCAGCATTGCTGTCGGCGCGAGCCGATCGGACGGCGGCGGCTCGTCGCGCGGCGCACGCAGCACGAGCG